TTTTCCCATCAAACTTTGTTTACTGGAATAAAATTGAAAATCATAACGAAATCAAAAAAGAATATTATCCCAAAATCTTAAACAGTCAACAAAAATTACAAAGAAAAAATAAATGGTTAGCCAAATGCACAACTAGTTTTGGTCACGAGGAAGAAAATAATATTTTTGCGAATGATAAATTTCTAAATGAAGTTGTCTGGAAAAGTTTCGATGATATGTTAGAAAAAAATCTAACTTGTTATTCTCTTCCATCCCAGTCTTATTTGTATGAAGTTTGGTTTAACACATATAAAGAAGGAGACTTTCAAGAAGTGCATGATCATCAAGGAGCAAATTTTGTAAAGGATAATGCTATCCATGCGATGACATATTCGGCAATATATCTCATGCATCTTGAAGAAAAAAACAAAACAGTATTTTATCAAACTTCTCCTTGCCCTGGTGACTATGGTAAAAATAATTTTTGTTATACTACAGAGCACATAGAAGAAGGAAATATAATATTTTTTCCATCAAATTTATTGCATTACGTTTTACCATGTAGTAAAAATAGATGCACTGTATCATTCAATATAATGTCTGTCTATCATGTCTAATTTAAAAATTTATTATGCTCCTGGTATTTTTAATGTTAATGGAAAATTTATAGGAGATGATATCTTAGTACGTCAATCCGACGTTATTGAAAAGAGTAATGTTTATATGCAATGTCCCGTTGCTTTTCACAAATATAATAGGACTTTTATTGGATATGCCCCATCTGATGTAGAAATTAATATTGATAAAAAAGAAAGACTAATTATAACAACTGATGGATGGGAAAATAAAATTACTTGTGAGCAAGAGTATTTCGATTCTCCTAATTTAACTATTCAATTTTATTGTCCTAGGTATTTGTTTTGGACAGAGGAAGAAAATGTTTGGTTGGAGTTTAATGACCACCCTATGACTTCATATAAAAATAATTGTATTGCTATTAATGGTTGGTTTAATCTTTCTAATTGGCCTAGATGCAGTAACTTTGCAGTTACGATTGTTGATGTAGATAAACCAATTGTTATTAAAAAAGGAGATCCTTTGTTTAGATTGACATTTCATAGTAATGATTTAAATAAAGGAATTATTTTGACAAAAGAAACTAACAATGAAATTATTGATGCTGCGTGGAAAAAATCTATTTCAAATAAAGATGAAATGACAGAGATAACGAAAGGAAAAAATCACATACCATATCTTTCATCTGTTCTCTTTTCAAAAACTGACAAAAAATGTCCTTTTAGATTTTTATTTTCTGAGTAAACCTCATAGGTCTATTGCATTTACGGGTAGATGGTGATATAATGGGAGCACTGATAGAATTCGTATGAATATTTTCTATTTAAGTTACGACCCACGCACTTGTGCCGCCGAGCATTGTGATAAGCATGTAGTAAAAATGATTGTTGAGTATGCTCAACTCATGTCTACTGCTCATCGTGTGCTCGACGGCATTCCTTATACTGCAAAGACCGCCAACAATCGCAGTATCAAACGCTGGCGACTTGACAAACCACGAGAAGATATTCTATACAAAGCATGTCATATCAATCATCCATCTGCAAAGTGGGTGAGGCAATCAACATCACATTACAGGTGGTTGTTTGATTTGTTTCAACATTGCTGCGTACAATATACTCAACGCTATGGTAAGTATCATAGCACCGAGAGTTTGGTTAGTTATCTTTGGGTGCCACCATTCAATCTTAAAGATGCTGGTTGGGTTGACCCCCCTCCTGCAATGCCAGATAAATATAAAATACCTGGAGATAGCATCCAGTCATACCGCAACTATTATATTGGAGACAAAGTTGCGTTTGCAAAATGGAAGTCTCCTGCCACGATTCCTACATGGTTTATTAAAGATGCCAACTTACAAATTCAAAGATAATAATACAGGCGAAGAGTTTGAAAAGTGGATGTATATGGCAGACAGAGAGCCTTATCTTGCTGCTAATCCTCACATCACTCAGATGCCAACCCTTCTGCATTCAGTTTCTGAAATAGGAAACTGGCAAAACAAAGCATCAAGTGATTGGAAATCGATTATCAACCGCGCTGCCAACGTACCTGGATCGAATGTAGAGAGACTATAAATTATGCCTATAAAAACTAGAAAGAAAAATGGTGCTGTTGTTCCGTCTGGTATGAGTTTGAAGCAAATGAAACGAAAGAAGCCTGTCAATTCTGAATTGCTTACAGAGATTGAGCCTCTTACAGAGAATCAAAAAAGATTTTTTGAAGAGTATGCAAAGGGCAAAAATATGTTTGGATATGGTTGCGCTGGCACTGGTAAAACATTCATCGCATTATATCTCGCACTTAAAGACGTTCTCAATGAGAATACTCCTTATGAGAAAATCTATATCGTTCGCTCACTAGTAGCGACACGCGAGATTGGTTTTCTTCCAGGAGACCACGAAGATAAGTCATCTCTATATCAAATTCCATATAAAAATATGGTAAAATATATGTTTGAGATGCCAAGTGATGATGAGTTTGATAAACTATATTATAATCTCAAAGCACAGGAAACTATTTCTTTCTGGAGTACATCTTTTATTCGTGGCACCACACTAGACAACTGCATTATTTTGATTGATGAAATGCAGAATCTAAACTTCCATGAGCTTGATTCAATCATCACTCGTGTAGGACAGGACTCTAAGATTATCTTCTCTGGTGATGTTAGACAATCAGACCTTATCAAAACTCATGAGCGCAATGGTATCATTGACTTCATGCGTATCATTGAAACCATGGAAGAGTTTTCGACAGTTGAATTTCAAATCGAAGACATCGTACGTAGCGGATTAGTCCGTAGTTATCTCATTAGTAAAACAAATCTAGGACTATAAAATGCTTTTTTGTCATGCTCCTTTAGATCCAATCGAATTGATTGCTGAAACTGTAGATGGTCGCAGAGTTTATCCTGTGCCATCGGGCGGTAAGTACCCATCGATTACCACTGTGCTCTCTTGCAATCCAGAGAAGAAAGCTGGTATAATGAGGTGGAGAAATAAAGTAGGAGAAGAAAAAGCAAATCGTATCTCTAATCGTGCTGCTAATCGTGGCACATCGTTTCACCTTATGTGTGAAGACTACCTAAATAATACATACGATGAAAATAAATTCAAGGACAAGTATCTGCCCTTGATGATGTTTAAGAATGCTATACCAACCTTAAACAGAATCAATAATATCTACGCACAAGAAGCGGCACTATACTCAGACGAGTTGGAAATTGCAGGGCGCGTAGATTGTATTGCAGAGTTTGATGGAGAGTTATCTATCATCGACTTCAAGACATCTGCTGAAGAAAAAAAGCTGGAGTGGATTGAAGATTATCTTATTCAGGAAACAGCATATGCATGTATGCTGTATGAAAGATACAAATTAAAAGTTAATAAAATTGTTACCATCATCGCTTGTGAAAGCGGAGACACTCAAGTGTTTGTAGAAACACCAAAGAAGGAATACCTTCTAAAATTAATTCAGTACATAGATCTGTATAAAAAAACCTATGAATAAAGGAGAAATATTAGAGGATAAGTTTATGACTAGTGCAAAATTCTCACAGGATGTGGAGAAGATTGCATCACATAATGATATGAATTATATTGATGCTATTCTACACTATTGTGATGTAAATAATATTGAGGTGGAAACGGTATCAAAACTCATTACCAAACCTCTAAAAGAAAAACTAAAGTTTGATGCTCAACAATTAAATTTCATCAAGAAAACATCCCGCGCTAAACTAATGTTAATATGACCGATTTTTTTGATTCCGATATTGTAAGAGAAGAAGCGAAAGAAATGGAGCGTCTTCAAATGAAAGCGATGGAGCTCACACTTGCTGGTCCTATGCAGGGTAGTAAGGAAGATCAACTTGAATACATCCACACCGTAAGGTCACTGGTAGAGAAACAACAGATCTTCTATACTCGTCTGAAACTATCAGACGATCCCAGAGCGGTTGAGATGTGTGAGCAGATTGAGCAGGGTGCTAAGATGCTCTACGGTTGGTGGGAGACACAAGACGTGCTCTCGCTGATGCGCGGTATGCTTAACAAGCTTGACCAGTTTCAAGCAGAGATAGAGGCAGACGAGGGTTGACGCCCCCCTCTCTGCCGTGTTATAATGACTAAGTGATAGGGCGTCACACAGACCAAATCTAATTTAATCCGAGGTAATCCTATGTCTTTTGCTGACCTTAAGCGTAAGTCGCAAAATAATTTCGCATCTCTAACTAAAGAGTTAGAGAAAGCAAACTCTTCTTCCAGTGCTGATGAGCGTTTCTGGAAACCATCTGTCGATGCTGCTGGCAATGGGTTTGCTGTTATTCGTTTCTTGCCTGCACCTGACGGCGAAGACCTGCCGTTTGTGAAACTGTATAGTCACGCCTTCCAAGGACCAGGCGGTTGGTATATTGAAAATTCTCTGACCACGAATGGTGGTAAAGATCCTGTTGGCGAAGTCAATCGTCGCCTGTGGAATAGTGGGCGTGATTCCGATAAAGAAACTGCTCGCAAGCAGAAGCGCAAGCTCTCTTACTACAGCAACATCTATGTGGTAAGCGACAAAGCAAACCCAGAGAATGAGGGTAAAGTATTTCTCTACAAGTATGGTAAGAAAATCTATGATAAAATCATGGCTGCCATGCAACCTGAGTTTGAGGATGAGACTCCTATCAATCCTTTCGACCTGTGGGAAGGTGCTAACTTCAAACTAAAGATCACTAACGTTGCTGGTTACTGGAATTACGATAAGTCTGAGTTTGCTGCACCTGCTGCCCTTGCTGCTGATGATGATACGCTTGAAAAAATCTGGCGGCAATCACATTCTCTCCAAGAGTTTGTTTCCTCTCCTAACTTTAAGACCTATGAAGAGTTGGAAGAGCGCCTGAATCTGGTGCTTGGCATCACTCAAACTCCTTCCGTTGCTCGCGCACAAGTTGCTCGTCCTACACTCGATGAAGAGATTGCAGACGAAGAAGAGTTTGTTGCTCCGCGCCGCGAACCTTCCTTACCTAAGGTTGCTGTTGCTGCTGGTGTTGACGAGGATGAAGATGATGCTCTCAGTTACTTCGCTCGTCTCGCTGAGGAAGACTGAAACCAAAATCTATAGTTAAAAACATAATGGGCGGAAAAAAAATCCGCCCATTTTTTTGCACAAAAAAGTTTAGACCCCTGCTCTCTTCAATTGACTATCAACATAATTAGTTGATCGTGAGTAAAAATTTTGCTCCTTAAAATTTCTTACAAATTCTTCAATGTATCTTGATTTTAGAAGATAAATTTCTCTCTTTGATTCATTTTCTCTGATAGCTTGATCTAGATTTGTCACTGTTTTTGTAACTAAGTTACCTGCTCTGGTTGTATAGATGAGAGAAGGAGTTGATTTATCTAGATAAACATATGGAGTAGCAGTAAATTTTTGATCAACAATTAACCCCTCTTTTAAAACTACTATTCCTTCACTATTTTTTACCTCTACTGTCTCATAGTGATGCACAGCATCTGGATTCTCTGTTAGATCTCTGACCTGCCATTCCGCTAACGGCATATCGAAGTATGGATTGATTATATTATTAGTAATAGCAATTACCCAATCGTATAGAGCAGTGCCATATGCCTTTTCTGCAATAGAATCTAGACGATCTCCTTCTACAATGGCATAACGATTGAAGAATACTGAATAACTAAATTTATCTTCATCTATTTTAAAACGACGAAAGAAATTTTTGGCAACAATATAATCTGACTGTGAGAAAGGAAACTGTATTGGTTTCTCGTCGTATTGTATGTCGGGGGTGAGTGAGAAATACATTAGTATGATGGTCCTCCCTCTTGTAATTCGTTGGCGTATACCATTTTTGTTTCTTGAAAAGAAATTCTCATTGTTGTTGAAACTGGAGCTCCATTTGGTAGTCTAGCCCATGCACCATCTGGTGTATATGATACATTAAAATCAGTGATGACTGACGGTTTGTATTG